GCGAAACGGTCGATCGCGGAAAATCAACGCGGTGGTTGTGCGAGACGATTCTTTGCAACTTCCAGAGGCGTCAGACCTAGTGACCCCACGGTTTACGGTCTACGTCTCGAATGATGGATCGGAAGGTATCGCAAGCGATGAACTAGACCTCGGCGGGGATCAGATTGGATTATCCCCCCGAGTCGGCGAACCGATTGAGCGGCGGTCTATTGTTCGACTTGTTGAGCATGATGAAGGGATGTTGGTTTTAGAGTGTCGCTAGCAATCATCGAGTTAATCGCGGTCGAATTGGAATCCAGGCTATCGGCTATGGTGGGCGATTCGACTACGTACCCAACCGATGTTCAGGAAGTCAAGCGACCTACTCGATTTGCCAACTACACGCCGATCGATCGCCAGATCATCATTACCCAGGGCGTCCAAAACGAAGTCCCTGAGTTATCTTGTCCGGGCAATCCTCCGGCGGTGGCGTTGGCTCAGCAGTTCAATATCCGGCTAGTTTTGATGCCCTCAGAGCGAAGCCAAGATGCAATAGACACGCTACTAAATCAATTCGGCTCAGATGTTCGCAAGTGCATTTGTACTCCGGCTAGCTCTTGGCACACGTTCGACGGAAACGCTTTGTTTGCTACCTTCGGGACCAAGATTAACTTTACATCCGACGGCGGCATCGACGGGGCGAACATGCAGTTGATTGTGACCTATCGAGTCGATGAAGACGATCCGACGGTAAGGCGGTGAAGCAATGATAATCGACATCCAAGCACACGAAGAAAAATCGAAGCTAGCAGCCGAGCGGGTGACAAACTACGCCGACGGACTCGAAAAGGCTTTTAGTAATCGCATCGAGGAAGCTACTAAGGAAACAAGGCGGCGAACAGAACGCGAAATACAAACAGCAATGGCGGTCGAGCGGGTCGAGGAATTGAGAGCCTTTTGCGTCGACGAAAAGCTAATCGACAACTTACTAGCCAAGGAATCGATTCTGAAAATCGACGACACGTTTACCGTACCGCTTCGGGCTTTTAAAGCACGCCAAACCGTAGAAGGCGTTGAGATTGAATTTGTTCGAGGCACTCCGGCGATGGTATTCGATGGGGCTTTCGGGCCGAAGATCGCCAAGCTAGGCAGGAACATTTACAAGCGACTCGGACGGGCTCGATTCCCAATCCAGAAGCTAAGAGACTTGCAGGCAACCAAGATCGAGGGCGTCAAGGATGCTTTCGATCGCGGGGCGGCTCAGGCTAAATCGATAATGGTTCGCAAGCTCAAAGAGGCCAAACAGGACGCAAACGACATACTCGGAAGGGACAAATATGCTAATTAGAAAAAAGACCGTTTTAGGCGCAAAGATCGAATCGACCGTAGGCGCAGCCGAAACCATTGCGGCAGCGGATTGCACGGTCAACGCTTACGACCTAATGATTAACCCGGAGTTCCCTTTCGAGGAACGGCAGGGCCAAGGCGGCTTCGGTCGCTTAACCTCGATTCCTGGGGCCAGGATTGGCCGGGCTACATTCTCGGTCGACTTGGCCTATGACGGCTCGGCAGTTCCGGCATGGGCCAGCACTTTCCTCCCGGCTTGCGGTGTGGTTCTCTCGACGGCTACCTATTACCCAAAAACCGAAGTCCCGGCATCGGGGAGCGCGGTTAAGACCCTGACTATTGCAGGATTCTTCGATGGGGTACGGCGGCAGATTTACGGGGCGGTCGGAAATGCTCGATTTGTCCTACCTACCGGGCGAATGGGGCGGGTCGAATTTGACTTCCAGGGCGTCTACAGCGACGAAGCAGACGTGGCGATTCCAAGCAGCATCAACTACGTCAACACGCTACCGCTTCGCGTTGCAGGCGGTGCAACGTCTTGGGCGTCGACGAATATCTGCCTTGAATCGGCAACGATCGACCTTGGCAACGTGATTACCGCTCGAGAATGCTCGACCTCGGCGGCAGGCGTCGATAGCTTTGTTATCACGGATCGCAATCCAAGGATTACCGGCAATCCAGAATCTAAGTTGATTGCTACCCAAAACCGATACGGCCAATTCCGCGACGGGACCGAAGCAAGCCTTTCGTTTACGATCGCGGGGCCAACAACCTCAACGCTTGTTTTCACAGTCCCAAAGGCCCAGCTAGTGGCCAAGCCAATGGGCGAGCGGAACGGCATTATGACCGATCAACTCGAATGGCAAGCAAACAAAAACGTAGACGCTTCGGACCAAGAATTTTCAATCGCTTTCAACCATGCAGCCTAGTACATTCGCAGACAAGATTGACGGGTGCGACATCGAGTTTACCTTGAATCGCTTGAAGTTCCGAAAGACCGAACAGGTCTTGGGGCTTATCAGCGATTTTAGGGAATCGACCGAACCAAAGAAGCAGATGGCAGCGATTCGCGAAGCCGTCTCGATCTGCTTGGCCGGTTGGAGTCTCGAAAAGCCCATAAGCGATTGGGATGAAGAAATCGAAGTTGCCGACGCGGTAAAGCTTGTCAGTTGCTGTTTACGCGGCAATTCGGCTAGCGAAGGTGATAAAAAAAAATAAGGACAGCCGCATTTATCCGATGCGGCGAACTATGCAAGTCTTGCACTCGAAATCAATGCGCCAACAAGCCAAGCAACGACCTCCCGTTGATGCTAGCCTGTCCAGGTTGCGACGAGTCCGGGTGCGATGCTTGCGAGGGTCGAGGGTATTTTGAAATCGTCGACTGCCCGAAGGATTACGTAGGGCATCGAGTCAGTACAGCGGCTAACCTTGCGGCGTGGGTCTCGAAAGGGATTTTGCCGGAGGCGGGCGGGATTTACGATCAGGATGCTTGGTTTGTTTCGGTGCAAAATGCACTCGAAGCCGACGTAAACCGAATCGAAGAACAGAGGCGTAAAAATGGCTGACGTAGAAGTGACACTTGGAGCAAAAAACGAAGCTTCGGCGGTGTTGCGTCAGTTCTCGACCGAAGTAACGCAAACGGCTCAGCAAGTCGAATTTTCGATCCGTGGGCTAGCCCAATTAGCAGGCGTGACGGCAGCGGTAATCGGAATCGTTGAAGCGGGACGGGCCATTGTTGGCTTTGCATCGTCTTCGGTTGCGGCGTTTGACGACCTTAACCGTTCATCGATCAAACTTGCCGAGACGGTCGCTTTAATCCCAGGGGCAGGCAAAGCGGCATCGGATGAAATGGTCAAGGTTGCCAATAGCCTTGAGCGAATGACCAACGTGGATTCCGGACGCATTCAGGATCAAATGGCCCAAGCATTGCGGCGCGGTGCTGGTGTTGGCGATATTGAGGACATGGCCGAAGCGGCTTTGGGCTTATCGCGGGTGTTCGATCGAGACTTGTCCTCTGCAATGCGAATGGTTGAGGATGCGGTAAAGGGAAACTTTGGGGCGTTCGAGGGGCTCATTCCGAATATCAACGAACTAGCCACAGCGGAAGAGCGGCTTGCGGCGGTTAGTGAATTGGCCACCAAAGGGCTATTGAATAAGGCTGACTCGGCGAAGTCGGCGTTAGAGGCTAGCGAAGCCTTGAGCGTCGCAACAAAAAACCTTTACGAATCCTTCGGGGCTTTGCTTGCGCCTATTCGGGATGTTGTGTATCGGGGATTAGTTGTTGCCTTCGAGTTTATCCAAAGCTCGATGATTCCGGCGATGGATGATTTCATTCAGCACGGAGAAGACCTAGCAAACGCAATGCAGGACGTAGGCAAAACGATTGCCGAGGCTTTCGTGACCGGGTTTACGGTCGCAGAGATCGCGGTATTTCGGTTCGAGGATGTTCTTGAAGTAATTTCTGCGTCGGTGCTACTTTCGGCCAACAAGATCTACAACGACGTAGTGTTTGTATTCGACGGCTTGCTAGCTAAAGCTAATTGGTTCGTTGATGCATATGCAAAGCTTCTATCGGGTCGGTTTACCTTCGAGGATGTCTTGAAGGAGATGCCAGCCTTTGGCGAAAGAGCAGTAACCGAAACCGAAAAAAGCTTGCAAGCTATCCTTGATGAGGCAGTTGGCGGGCTTACCGAAGATTTCGACGCAAAGATCCGAGAGCGGCTAGCGGCATTGCAAGACGCGATGAAGCTAGAAATCGGCATCGATCTAAAGCCAAGAGCCGGGGCCGCTAGTGCGTTGCAGGATCAGATCCGATCGCTTACCGCTTTCGAGTCGCGGGTGCTTGTGCGGGGCCAGACGGATAGCCCAATTGCCAAGCTAGTTGAAAACACAGCCAAGCAAGTCGAGGAGCAAAAGCGCACCAACGTACTGCTTGACAACGCGAACCGATCCCCGAGCGAAGAACTTAGAATCGAGATCGTAAAATGAGCAATGTAATCTCGGTCACTCCAATGTGGTCAAATGTTACCGGCGATTTCAGCCTTACTGATAAATTCCGCACGGCTCAGGCGGCTTTTACGTCGGCGTACCAAGTGTTCACGACTCCACAGGCGACTGTCGATGACGTAGTGCAAGGCCAAGGAATACCAGTGGCAGGCTCGTCGTATTCGCCAGCGTACCCCTACGTTTTTGCCGACCAAGCAAGGCCACAGCGTATCAGCCCGGTCTACTGGATCGTTACGGTCAATTACAACGGGGAGATTAAGTTTGGGCCGGGCAATCAATCCCAAAGCCCAATCCTGTCGGCAGCTAAAATCGACTGGGATGACGTAGAGACCGAAGAGGAAATAGATGAAGACTACGACGGCAATCCGATCGTCACAAAAAACAACGAGCCAATCCAGGGGCTCAAGCGACTTTTTGCCGATCAGACGGTTACGATTCGCAAAAACATGCTTTTGTTCAATCCCTTTGTCCAAGCGGCTTATCGAGAGTCCGTTAATTCTGATTTGTTCCTAGGGTGGCCTCCTGGCACTGGCAAGATGCAAAAGCTACAGGGCGTATCGGTCAAGGATCCGAACGTCGGCGGCGGTGGCTACTGGGAAGTGACGGCGGTGATTCAATTCCGCTACCCGTACCGAACTACCCCCGATAAGGCTTGGTACAAACGGGTCCGGCATGAGGGCTACTACAAGCGGCTTGACATTGTCGGGCCTCCTGCGCCAGGGCGATTGCCATACCAGATCATTAGAGCCATGCGAAACGGCGAACCAGTGACAAGGCCAGTCTTGCTAGACGAAAACGGATACCAACTTGCCGACGTTGAACCACCAAACACAGTTCAAGCCCATTGGCTAGAATTTAAGCTTTACAACCCCCTCCCCTACGGAGCATTAGGACTACTACCATGACAACGATTCCTGACGTAACAATGATTTTGCCCCCCGAGGTTATCACAAACTACACCATCGCGGGAAACGCCGACATCGCAACGACCAAGCTAGCCCAAAGGGTGCTTGCCGAATCGATTGTCCCCTTGACGCAGGCTAGAACCTGGGACGCAGTTGCAACTAACCTACCGGCATCGGCGTCGAGCGACGATCTAGGGCTAGTCTCAGGCACGTTCGGCACAAATCCGGCCAGAATCACAGCGGGCGATGTTAAGGCCCTTGGAGCGACTACCAGACGGCTCTATTTGGCAATCCCGATACCGGCCAACTACGAGGACGGCCAGACGATCCAGCTGCAGATCCGCGCTAAGATGGAAACGACCGTTGCGGATGTCAGTTGCACGATCGACGCGGAGGCTTACGTTGGGTCGGATGGGGCTCTATCGAGCGACCTAGTGACGACTCCAGCACAGTCAATGAATAGCCTTACGGCAGCGGCCTACACGTTCACGATCAACGCAACAGGCGTCGACCCAGGGGACTTGCTCGAGGTGCGTTTGTCGGTCAGCAGCAACGACGCAGCGACGGCTACGGCGGTGACCCCGGCGATCTATTCAATCGCTCTGCTTTGCGATACGAGGGGCTAATGGCAAAAGAGATCGGAGTATACACGCCGAAACAGGCTAAGCGGATTTGGGAATCCGTGCAGGCCTTTGAGCGAATGGGGTCGGCATCGGCAGCGATGGCGATTCCGTATACGCCAACTCCGATCTATTTTGTCAATCGATCAACCGCGACGATTCCGGCCTACGGATGCGTCCAGATGGTCGGCTCAAGCGACATCGACGGGACGACCTACATCGAGGCGACTAGGCCCTTCGACTACAGCAATTCCGTTATGGGGCCTTTCCTGTTGAATGGGCCGGGCGAATGCTTGCCCGATGAAATCGGCACCGCTCAATGGGGGCCAATCTTCCGAGCCAAAAAGGATTCAGCGACCTACACGACTGGTACGCGGATGGGGCCGGTGGATGCGTCGTTTGACCTCTCGAAGGGATGCCTGTTTACCTTCATCGGTGACGACGAGCAATCCGACGACCTTATCAAGGTGATTGCTTGCGAAACGCCATTGCTGGCGGTGGCAGGGGCGTCTGGCATCGCAGGAAATAGCAGCGGGACAGTGACAGCCAAAGCCCCTGCGTCTGGCAATTGGACAGCGGGCAGCGTGACATATACGGCATGGGCTCCGACGGCAACAGCGATAGCAGCGGCGGCTACGGTTATGATATTCCCGATTGACGCTAAATGGGTTGCCGTGGAGGTTTGCTAAATGGGATGCTTCGGGCGTTGTGATTGCGGCGATTGTTGCATGAACCCTAGCGAACTGGCCGAGCTTGTTTCAAATATTACGGTTGACGGGCCGAGCCTTAGCGGTGCGGTGCTTGAATTTGAATCGTCGAATTGTTGCCATATTGCACGCCAAGAGCTAGTCAATCCAGGCTATACGACCGACTGCAAAAAGATTGCCGAAGAGACGATCAACGAATCGTCGACAACTTCGGTCAAAATCATCGAGTCCCAAAAGTTCGCAGCTAGCCCAGCGTGGACGATCTATTTCGACGCTACGCTAGGTAGTTGCATCTACGAGACAAGCAGCGCAAGTGTTACCGGGGCTCAAGCTTGCGGGGAAATCATCAATTGCGGCACGACTCAAATTGATTTCGAGCTAATCGAGGAATACTATTTTGCGGCCAAGTATCGATACCTTGCGGTGAATATCGCGATCTACAAGCGAGAAATGATTTGCCCACCTAGCAGCGAGGTTGTTTGTCGATACGTCGTCGAATGCACGATTGAATATGAGGTTCAAGAGGGCGGCGGTATCTACAATTCATTTACCCGAGACGTGACTTACTCCGACGAATTTGGATGTTGCGAGCGGACTGCTTGCGATACCGAAAAGCTAACTCACGATCCGGCTTTCGATTGCGAAACCGATCTGACCTTTGGCAATCCCGAAACTCGATATATGACCAAAGTACGGGTTTACGATACGCTTGAGGACATTCCTAGCGTCATTACGTTCAACGACGATACGCCGATCACGCAATGCAACTTCGATTTTTGCGTTCCAGGTGCTCTTTACGATCCGAACGACTTAGGCTTTTGCATCGAAGCCGATAACGTGACGATCGACGAAATAGACGGCGGCATACGCGAAGAGCTTTCGATATCGGCATCATGTTTGTTCTGCCTTGATACCGGGGCCTCTTGCGACAATGACCTTGTTAACACGACCGAGGGCGAAGTCGAGTATTGCCCGCGAATACCAAGCTACCCTTGCGACTGCGAAAGCAATCGGTTTCTTGGCAGAGGGCTTTCGGCGGGTAGCATCAGCCCTCCCTACGATTACTCGATTTTCACGGTTGCCGGGGCATCTAATGTAAGTGTTTCAGGGTGCCACCAGCTAAAGGATCAAAACATTTACACAACGCAGGATTGCCCCCCGTCGTGCCAAAGCCCAGATAGCTATCCAGGGGTAAACATCGACGACCGAACGTCGTGCAATTGGTGGGATTGCTCAAGTTGCATCGCGGGCGAAGATCCGATTGTTATGCCGTACCAAAACAGGGGGCCAACGGTCGATGCTTATTCGTTTAGCCAGTCGATCAACTACTTAACGGGCAATTACCGAATTTGCGTACCGTTTCCACCCGTAACAGTGACGCTTAACCCATGAGCACAGTAAAAATTGTCGACTTCGCGGAGCTTGTCAAGCAGTGCCGAAAGCCTGGACAGCCAAGACCACAACCGACACCAAGGCCAACTCCGATGACCAACGAGGAACTACTAGCTAAGCAGCAAGAGCGATCCAATCAAGCGGGGCGGCTAGCTTGGGCCAAGCTTCACGGCTATCGCGGGTGCGATCCTCAGTGGCTAGATATTTGGCAGTACCTAATCCCGCAGCGGTGCGACTGCAAGGACGGCTATCAGCGAATCCTTGCCGAAATGCCTCCCGACTTCTCATCCCCCAAAGCGTTCTTTGCCTGGGGCGTTCGGCTTCACAATGCAGCCAACGCGAAGCTTGGCAAGCCCGAAATCACGATCGACGAAGCCTATTCTATTTGGAGAAAATCAGATGGGGTCACCACCGAAAACAGCAGGACGATTGTACCTTGAGGAACTTTGCAAAAAGTTTCCTGATGCGCCGAACATTGGGCTAGCTAAGCGAGCCAAGCAGGAAAGGCCGGAGACTTTTGCGACGGTCG